AAATGCCCGGATTTCCACACCTGCCCGGATTCCTGTCAGGAAGATCCCAACACCTGTGGTTCTTCCACCTTTGATGAAGAAGCAGGGCTTCAAGCCTTCCAGCAATCCCAGCTTGCCACCCTGAACGCTATTGCGTCCCTGACTTCTCACAAAAAGGCCATTGAAGAACAGGAAAAGACCATGAAAGCGGCCCTGTATGATGCCATGATGAAGTTTGGGGTGAAGAAGTTTGAAAGTGATGTGCTGAACCTGACCTTGGTTGCACCAAGCAATTCCACCACTATTGATTCCGCCAAGCTGAAGAAAAAATATCCCGCTATTGCGGCGGAATGCTCCAAACCTAATCCCAAGGCCGGTTATGTGAAGATCACTCTGAAGGGTGGTGAAAAGTAATGATGAACCCTTTATGTTTTGTAACCATCACACTTCACTTTGAAATCAGAAACAGTGAAATGTATGGCGGAAATGGTTCAGTTGGGTATTCTGCTTCTTCATTTCAAGGGGTTGCCCACCCTGAACAGGCGGATGATTCCTTTGTAGAAGCCCAGCGCCGCATTACAGCCAAGCTGTTGAGTGTGCCGGTTGAAGATGTAACGGTTATCACAAAGGATGCCTATGATGCCGCCACAGAAGAACCGGAAGATGATTTTGATGATAGGGATTGGTGAAGCAGTTGGCAAGGGATGAATTTTGGGATGCGCTAAAGGAATACGCCCACCGGAACCACCAAGAACGGGTTTCCAAGAACTCTGACCGGATCGCTTATGCTATCCAGCAATTTGAAGCCCACGGGATTGAATACCAGTTGAAGAACCGGCAGACCGGCCACTTCCATTGCTGGCGGAAGTCTGATGATAAACTATTCCAGTTTTACGCTGGCACCGGCAAGATTCAGGGCCTTCAGACCCGTGGAATTCACAGCCTGATCAAGATATTGGAGGGATAAGGATGCAAAAAAGACTTACTGTGAAGGAACTGAAGGCCGCTTTGGTTGATGTTCCTGATGAACTGGAAGTTCGTTTTGGGAGTGATACAGAAGAAGCCTATGAAATCATTATTGAAATGGCAAGGCGGGTAAAGTATGAACTTCCTGATGGGCAGAAATTCGAGGACACCGGCGAAACTGGCGTGGATTACTTTGAAATCTATGGAAACGCTGTCCAGAGTGATGATTTCTGATGGCCGGTGAAAAGAATTTTGAAAACCGCCTGAAGAAGTGGTTAGAGGATGAAGGGATTTACCCTTTGGGGGAGCCGGTTAACCGTATGAGCGCCCCGCCTTGTGGGTATTGGGAAAAGCGTTGGGGTGGTGGGAGGTATGTAAAAAGCGGCCTTCCTGATATGCGGATCGTGGTGAAAGGGCTGGCCCTTGAAGTGGAACTGAAGGCCACTACCGGCACCCCTTCAGAACTGCAAAAGCGCAACATTGCCCAAATCAACAATTCCGGTTGCTTCGGCTTCATCCTGTACCCGGAAGGCTTTGAAACCTTCAAGAAAATTGTGAAAGGGGTGAAACAATGCGAGTTTCCCACAGCCGGGTTGATCTCTTTAATAGATGCCCATACAGATACCGCTTGCGATATGTGGAAGGGCTGAACACTATCCCTGATACGGAACCCGACAACGCCTTAATCCTTGGCACCGCCCTTCATACGGGCATTGAAGAAGGGGTTGAAAAGGCCCTTGACTTCTACCAGTCCAGCTTCCCAATTCTGACGGATGATCATGTGAATGAAATGATGAAGCTGGAAGCCATGATCCCCAAGGCCAAGGCCCTATTGCCACCGGGCGGAGCCTTTGAACTTCCTATTGGAAACGCTGATTTTATAGGCTTTATGGATTATCTGTGGCCCGCTGGATGGATGAACACAAGGCACCCTTCCAACTATTGGGGTGAAGATGTTCAGGTGTTTGATCTGTACGACTTCAAATATTCCAACAATGCCAAAAGCTACGCCGTTTCCGGTCAGTTGCATGAATACAAGTATTGGTATGAACTGACCCACCCCGGCCACCGGATCAGGAATATGTATTTTCTGATTGTCCCAAAGGTGAAA